AATACAGTTTCATCTCTACCTGTTCTTGCAACGTCTACACCCATGTAGTTTCTTGTATTTCCTTTAGGATGTCCATCAACTATAGCTTCTGTAATCAAACTGTTTGGTATTAATGCATCACCAATATCTAAGAACTCACCCTCAACTTCTTGAACATATTCTTCTCTTGTGAGTCTTTTAATTTCTTCAATGAATGTTGGATCTTCTTTAATCAATGGGTTTTGAATTGATGTTACATGAAATTCTTGCCACATACCTTCTGGGTTTTTAGGTCTTGCGTTTTGGCAAGCTTCATAAAAATAACCTGCCTTACTAAAAGGTGTAGAGGTAAGCCAAACTTTTGCCTTTGTTGCCATACCTGAAGGTAAGAAAGCCCTAAGTATATCAGTCTTAATGAAAGAACATTCGTCAGCTATAATTACGTGTGGTGAATAACCTCTGAGTGTAGTACCTGTTTCACCTGTGGCTCTTGTAATTATTTTACTTACACCTGTATTGTCAAGAAAATTTAACCATAATTCAGTTTGTGTGTTTCTAACAATATAGCCTTTAAGAAAATCATTATTGACAACAAGAGTTCTTATTCTATCAAACATAATTGTAGCCTGATTTTGTGTAGGTGCAGCGATTACTATGACACACTCATTCTTTACTGTCTCTTGTAACAACGGAGCAAAGAAAGCAAAGTGTACTGTTTTGACAGCAGTTGACATAGTTTTACCTACCTGTCTTCCAGAACGATATACAATAAATCTATCTTGGCAATCTACATACTCTTTATTGTATGGAAATAATTTATGATCTAAAAAAATCTCACTAAATTTACTAGGTGTATAAACACAATCTGTGACCGTCTGCATAAAATTCTGTCTCTCTACAAGAATCTCCTTTGTTGGTTGAGGCATTATTTGTACTTTCTCCCCTCATATTCTTCATCTGGAATCCATACCCACCTTCCTTCAGCATCAGGTCTTATCTTTGACTTCTTTTTCTTAGCAAGAATTATTCTCAATATCTGCATTTGATTGGCTTGCATATAGATAAGCTTAGTTTTCTCTGGGCATTTAGGCATAGCCTTTATCTTCTGATCTAACTCAACAATTAAGGCAGATACGTCTTCTTCGTTTGGTAACTCCCATTCAGGTGTACCCCACAATGATTTTATTAAATTACCGAAGCCCATCTAATCACTTTTCTGTGCTTTTATTTGTCTGAATATGTTTTCAATATCACCCTTCTTATTGAATTTCTGTTCTTCTGTAACTACAATTTTATTTGAAATCTCTCCTATAGTTGATATGATTTTTAATAATGTATTTACCTCTGATTTTGTATTTCTATCAGGTATGTTTCCATCAAATTTTGATTCTGTTAATGCCATTAAAACATTCTCAAAGCTAAGCTTAGCTAACATATCTAACATTGTTTTAACATGAGCTGGATCTCTTGTATCTAATTCATTAATCATGGCAACAAAATCTTTTCTTATAGCGCATAATGCACCTGTCTCATACTTAGGACATTTACCATTACCCCCTGCATCTATTGAACGGTATACACATTGGTCACATTCAGCAGGTATGTTTGCTGTCTTAAGATGTTTAGCTGAATTAAATGGGGAAAATGCTTTTCTTCCATCTAACTGAACTTTAGCACCATGTTTATCAAGAGGTTTTATCTTGAATATGTCTTCAGTCATATATAACAATAAACAATACGAGTATTTAAAGATTAAAGTTATCGTTTAAAATACCTAATTGTTCACACATTGGAAGATATAGTAACGCCATAGGTGCTTTTAATAATGCGTAATAATCTCCATCAAGTATGTCTTGTTTCTTTACATTAATTACTTCTAAAAAATCCTTGTGTATTTCACAAGCATGGTTAAGCATTGGTTTCATTTGTTTTCCCTTATCTCCAAAGTACATAACTTGTGTTGAACGGTTATTCCATACCTCACATTTCTTTGACATTGCTGCTGAAATCCACCCTGATGTATCAAGTGATTCAAATATGGGTGTGACATAATTCATAAACCTGCCTTTTGCTAACCCATGAAAGTTTTGATTAGCAGGTAGTTTTCTTATTTGGTCTTCTGTTTCTGCCCTACCCCTTACTTCACCAAGGCACATATATGAGTTTGGTTCTAATTGTAATCTTGCTAAATGGTTTAGATAGTTTTCTTGTAAAACAGGCAATGTCCAATCTATCCCCATCTCTCGTTCCTTCTTATAATATTTTAAGGTCTCTTCCATTTTGTAAAACACATCAAACTGTGTAGCATAATCATAAGATTCTCTGTGTTTTTTTAATAATTCATAGTATCTTTCTGGTTCAGTTTTTGTCCCTGCAACAACAAATATACTATCAAATTTATTTCTAAATTTTGTTATATTAGCATATGAATATTTGAAAGAAAGCATCACATTCTTAACACCACATTGTTCAAGTGCTTCCATATGAGCCTTATTATTTCCATTAAAATATATCTTCAAAATTTAGCACCACATGATTTACAGGTTGAGTACCCTTTACTATGACCATCGTTTTTACCCCATGTCCATTTATACCCTTCTTTCTTTTTACATTTAGGGCATGATTCTATAGGGTAATTTCCACTTCCCCAATCAGCCATTATGGACACACCTTTGTCGATGCTGTAGGTAATTGATTACATTCTCTGGAAAAAGGAGGGTTTGTGTTTGGTACATCAGGGTTATAAAATACTATACCCACCAACATTGTTATGAAAAATATAAAGACAGGTATGATCCAAATCCATTTTGTAAATATCATAGGATTCTCTTTCATCTATTCACCCACAATTTTATGACAAAGACACTCACATTTTAGAGGAGAGTCTTTTTGTTCTTTTCTACAATCAACGTGGTCGTGAGTTTTGCATTGAGGAGATATGTATCTAATAGTCATTTTAATTCTATGTCCCACTTAGAACGATTATCTTCGAAACAAAGTGAAGCATAGGGACACATACCATCACACATAAAACATTTTGTTCTCTCTGGTAAAGTACCATTTTCCATAGAGTCTTTCACTATTCTTGCTTTTGTGATCATGTCTGTTAATGTTTCCTCTATAGGTTTTAATTTAAAAGCTAATATTTGTGGTCTATCATACTTGTCTTTTTCAATCTTATTAGATAAGTAAATAACTGCACCAAATTCTGCATCAATTCCATAGCATTTTTTCAACAATACTCTATATCTGTTAATTTGGTCAACGTGTGATTCGCTTGGTTTTGCATTATACTTGCTAAAGTAATCTATTGAACCAGTAGTTTTCTTATCACATATTACCCACTTACCATCAATCTCTAATAAATCATCTATACTACCATATATTATATCTAATTGCCTTGGATCTTCCTCTGGAATTTCCTTTGCTTCTTCATATGTTAACGCCTCATCTCTTACATAATCATATGCAAGAAACTTCTCATGATGTTCTGGTTCTGCTAACATTGAATTAGAGTGTACTATCTGTCCAAAATATAATGACTTCATATCTTCTGTTGATGAACGTTGTTCTGGTAAAACCTTTTTATAAATAACATTCCTCATACATGGTTTAATGACATCAGAAACATGAATAACACCCAACCTTTCTGTTTTAAGTGCCTCCATCTGTGAACGTCTGAACTCAAAATAAACTTGTGATTTTATATCATCTAACTTTAACATAGATATTATATGTATGATGCCCTATATATACCTAACTAATAACTTCCAATGTTTGTACAATCGCAACCTTCTACATCACAAACTGTGTTTCCCTCATGATCTTTTTGAGAGTGTCCACATTCTGCACACGTTCCACTTGCTACTATTTTTATATCTACCATTAATAACTCTCCTCTATGGTGAAATTAAAAGTTTGCGTTTGTTCTGATATGACACTTGATGAGTCTTTTAACTCTACTTCCCCTTCCCAAACACCTGCTTTAGCATTTGTGGCATCTGTAGCACTCAAAGCATATGTGACTACTCCATTTGCTCTATCTGCAAAGCTTATAGTTCCATCTATTAATAGAGTTCCATCTGGTTTCCAAACTTTCCATTTACCTGAATTATATGTAACTGTATTTGATAGGTTTTTGGCTGTACCACTAGAGTCTTTAATAGTAATTTGAAGTGTAGCTCTGCTACCTGCTTTCACTATGAAAGATGTGCCTCTACCTGTCATGTTCATACTCATTAGCCTTCACCTTTTATAGAGCCGTCTCTCTTATAAGTTTTAACGTCTTTGTCTCTATCGTTTGTTTCTTCTTCTCCAGACCTATGAATTCTAGTAGACCTTGATCTTTGAGGAGTCTTTGTACTTCTGTTTCTTCTGTTTATCTTCAAGGTTCTTGTTATTCTTACCAATCCATCTTGGAGGTTCTTAGCCAAAGATGTACCGATATTAACACTCTCACTCACTACTCTTAATAAGGTTCTAATTTTCTCTCTGAAGGTTTGGATTGATATTGATTCTATGATAACATATACTTTACCCATTGCTTCAAGGTCAGTACTAATTATACTTATTGTCTCATTAACCTTTGGTATGATATGTTTAAAGTTCTTAA